CGTCGATACCATCCATTCCACTCTTTCTTGGTGGCGGATTTCATCATTGCTTGGATCATATCCCTAGCTGTGTTACCGGTAACTTGACGTGTGACAAAGCCAGTAAGAGCGAGAGTAAAACTATCCCAAGGTAAGCCAGCACCATCTTCATCTGTTTTCTCCGGAACTTGTTTAATACCAAAAGTAATCATGGGATCCAGTGCAAGTCGAAATCCTTCAAAAAGCTCATTGTTACCTGCCTCAGCTTGGGCAAGGACAATAGCTTCTTTATTCAAACGGCTGGGATGATCTTCTAAAGTGGAGATAACTGCGTGGCAAGGATCGCTCATTTCATACCTTCATAATTAACTGTTAATATAGATATTATACAGCCTATTTGTTAGTGTGTCAAGACTTTATTCCGGAAATGCTATTACATTCATACTCATTATTATTCGATTAGATTGGCTTAGATTTTTTTGGGTTCTATGTAGTAGCCATCCAGGAAACATAAGTACATCACCCGTTTTGACTGTAACTTCTTGCCAAAGGGTGTTTTCTTTTGGATACCCGCTCCAGTGATAAAATAACGGATTTTGGAATTCTAAATTCCCGCCATTTTCTGGTTGGTCTAAATATACAACTATTGAAATCGAAGCTCCACCATGGGAATGTTCCATAGTCCATGCACCGGGCGGATGAAGGTTAACCCAACTGCCGTCAATGTAAGTTCCTTGATCAAAGAACTGCCATTCTTTTAGTACCTGTTGTGCATGTGTTGTCATCCAGTCTAGCAGTTCGATTGATTCGTCCCACATGTGTGGGCCATCGGTATCGTCAACTGAACTAACTCCGCCATCGGTAGTTAGTACTGAACTTAAATGATTACTAGTCTGTAGTAATTGGTATGCACGATTTTTAACAGATGTTAAATCACCAGGGAACTGTCCCTTCCATATATATGAGTTTAATGTTTCCATAACTGACTTATATATCAGTATGTCAAGTGGTTTGTTGTCTTAAATGGTTTGCCGTTGTAGGCGTTTTCTAGTTGGGTTAGAATTTTATGTTTCATCTGGTAAACTTTTGGATGATCATGATCATACTCAAAAGACTTCATAAAACGTCCCCAACCATTTGGGCGAACTCTTTTTGGAACTGGGCCGTCTAAGTATTCGCGTATTGCTTTTGGGTCAAATCCAAACTTGTCAATCATGTCCTGTGCAAGATTAAATGAGTGGGCCCCCATTTCGTCTCGATGTCCATAATATTCTTGCCATGCGCGATCTTTAGCATAGTAGGCAGTGCTTTCATATCCAGGAATATCTTTAAAGTTACGAGCTCGATATTGTCTACAGTGTATGATTTCGTGTAGTATTGTATCAGCAAATAACGTACACATACGGTCCCACCGATATGAACTAGTCTTCATTGTGTTGGCAGTGGTTGGAAATGCTAATTCAATTTCAATAAATCGCTTCTTTCCTTGGCTATCGTAATCACTGTAGTAAGCGCCGCCAACCCAGACTTCGCCTGGTTTAACAGGCTTGTGTCTGTAACTACGAATTTTAATTGGTAAATGTGCTTTGACGTGTTTACTTATAATGCTGGTAATTTCGCCTATAGGTAGCCTTTTATCAACTACTTCTGATTTTAGCTGATAAATCATAGAGTACAATGTATTTCGATCTAACGCAGACCAATTAAAGGCTTGACGGGCCATGGCACACTCCTAACTTTAGTATTTATAGTGTACTACGGCTTTTTAAAAAACCCGTGTTTTACGGGCGTTTATCAATGACTTTGTCAGCCAATCCGTATTCCACTGCTTCTTTTGCGCTCAAAAACGTATCAAATTTCATAGCTTCGTACAGCTGAGCATACGTTTTTCCAGCGGTATTATGCTTGACATACAGTTCAGTTAAGCGTTCGTTGATACGTTTGGACTCTTCAAAACTACGCTTTGCGTCCTCAAACTCTAATTCCTGTACGTGTACAGTACCACGTGTTCCCGGAGTACCAGAACTAACACGATGGATCATTGTACGTGCTTCGGGTAGCACGAACCGTTTACCCGGGTGTCCGGCTTGAGCAAGGAAGGACCCCATACTGCAAGCCTGTCCCATAACGTAAGTGGCGACGTTGGGTTTAATAAACTGCATGGTATCGTAAATAGCAAGGCCAGCAGTAACGGACCCACCAGGGCTATTGATAAAGAAAGTAATGTCTTCATTTCCTTGACTCTCTAAAAAGAGCAACTGAGCAACCAGCAAGCTCGATGTATGCTCGTTAACATCCGTGTCTAACATTACAACACGGTCTTTGAGCAAGCGACTGTAAATGTCATAGGCACGTTCGCCCCTTGCTTCGGTCTCGATGACCATTGGTACTAAATTGGGCATTCTATTTCCTCTTGTAAATATCGTTTTAATTCTTTGTCTGTGGGTTCTACAGAATAGTTCTGTTTGAAAAATATTTCGTAACTATCGCTACCATACTTTCCAATGCCATACAACATTGTAGCATCATCGCCATCCCAGGTCAAGTAATCCTTGCTCATACGGATTAGTCTAGTGTAGCGTACATTAAGCATGCCTAACGGTGCCAGTATGGTTTTGACAAAATCTTCGTCGGCCTGTAGTAACGCTTGGGGATTTGGGAACCAATAGAGGAATTCTGGTAATGTCATCTTAACTGGTTTACGACCAGTTTGATTCAGCATAATAACACCGACCATGTGTTCCCAACTGTTTGCGATCTGTTGCTGTACCATTAGATCATCACGTAAAGGTTCAAAGAATTTCATTCTGTAGTTGTCCTTGAATCTATGTTAGAACGATATGCCATGTACAGCACTCCCACAATATACCCTAATAGGAATCCCCAAAAGAAATTCATTGTTTAACGACTCAGCATTTGATCAGCACGAGTCACACCGGCCAGCCGCTGATCTTCAGTCAACTCATCACAACGACTGGAGTGATCAGGAGCTCGTAACCAGTTCACACCTGTGCGTGGCTTATAGGTGTTTTCCACTGAACGAAACACACTCCAGGTGGCAAACACCATGCTGATGATGGCAATATGACCCAACATGTTGTAACCAATAGTGAGCAATTCGCCGATGTAAAGACCAAATGCCAGACTCCAAAAACATCCCAGCAGGATGCTGAGAAAGTATTTGACATACACAGGTGCATGGCGTAAGGGATTTAGATTGGGGTTCATGATGTCCCACGAGGAACGGCTTATCAGCCAAATGAATTTGAGTACACTAAACATCTTGTTCTTCTTTAATTTGATCACGGAACACTGCTAACTGTTGAATCAAATTTTCAACACCTTCTCGATTCATAGTTAGCGTTGATATACCAGTTTTAAAAGTTATGCGATTTTCGCTAGTAACTCCAATACTGTAATATTCTTGTTCCTTCTTAGGAGGCTCAATATACGGTATCGGATCTTTTATCTGTTCTGGAAATTTAATCACGTTAGTATATTCTCTCTTTTTAAACCAATCAAACATCATCGTCCTCTTTCTTTTCAGTTTCTAAAACGGGAAAGCACATCTTTGTACCGTCCCAACGCTGTCCGCACCAACACTCGCCTTCATCGTTGATAATACAAGCGCCAGAGCCGCAACAGCGTGGATCGTCCATTTTATTTTCTTTCGCCAAACAACTGTAGCAAGTTTAAGAACAAGTTAATAAAGTCCATGTATAGAGTCAATGCGCCGGTTACTTCCACAGCTGGGCTAGTGTCAACACTGACTTCTTCACGAATACGTTGTGTGTCGTATGCTGTTAGTCCCAGGAAGATAATAATTGCTAGGGCACTGATAACCATCTGCATTACAGTTGAGCCAATAAAGATGTTTACAATGCTAGCAATCACAATAGCAATCAAGCCCACAAACATCATCTGTCCCATTGAGCTTAGATCCTTCTTGGTAAAGTAACCGTAGCCGCTCATGACACCAAACAAGATTGCCGCACCCATGAATGCACTAACAATTGAACCCATGTTGAACACAGCAAAGATCATAGAAAAGCTCAAGCCCATGAGTGCCGCAAAACCATGCAAGCATAACTGCGCTACACCTTTGCTGGGATTGTTGCCTAGCACATAGCTGACACCAAAAATGGCCGCTAGTGGAGCAAAGATCACAATCCACTTTAGCACACCTGTGAAAAAGAATTGTAGCAACTCTGGACTAGTTCCCACAAAGTAACTGACCAACATTGACACAACCACTGCCAAACCCATGTGTCCGTAAACTCGACCCATAGCCGAATTAATTTCTTCTGCTGAGCGGTAATTTAAAACACCGCCATTTGTATAATTTGCACCAAACATAATCTTCTCCTTATTTTGCGTTAGTTTGTACAGTAGGTGTTACTACTCCGTTGATGACCAAGGTCTGACCTTTGAAGTTGGCAATAGCATCTGG